CACATTGGTATTACCCCTTTCTAAACGGATTGTATTTTGTTTGTGCTGCCGTTTGCTGTCTTTGGCTCTTTAACACCGGCAGCGAAAATGTTAAGGCCAGGGCGTCTGCTTTATTGGGTGACGGTACGCCGCGGGCCTTCATATGGTCTTTACTTTCTAGTATAATTTCGCCTTTTTCATTAACTGACGCTTCGGGACCTATAAGGTCGTCTCTTAACACGTCGTCATCGGGAAGGACACCGCCGTTTATAAGCCATTCCTTCATCTTTCCCCAGATTTCAGCCCTTTTATTAGCAAATCCTTTTGTTCCGGACTTTCCCCCAAAAGCAACCAGCTTCCAATTTCTTCCCATGGTTACGCCGAACGAATAAAGCCCCGTGCCGTACCCTTGGTCGATAAAGACGGCGTCAGCTTTATATTCATCTTCAAAGCCCGCCAATATGGCCGCCATGGCTCCGTCGTTGTCATTTTTCTGGTATTCGCCCAGGACTTTGGAATAAAGGCCTTGGCGCATGATAATAACGAATTGGTCGCTACCTGTCCAGGCCGGGTCCACGCCAATGATGACGGGTGCAAAGTTATATTCGGCCGGACGGAGCGTTCTTTTTGTCGCCGCTTCCACAAGGTCTACGCCGATGTATTGAGCGTCAGAAGACGACGGAAATTCGCCACGTACACGGACTTTAAAGAAGTCTGAATCTTCGCCGTATTGGTTTTTCCACTGTTCGATTTGGGCTTTGTTAGAAATGGCTACGTCCCTAGAGTCTATCTTCCTGGTGTCCCAGTAGTTTCTATATTTGGTGAAACAAGCATGGAACCGTCCTACGTTTCTTGTAGGGTTGCCGTAGCAGCACCAAATAATTTCGGTATTCTTATCTGTTAGGGCGCCTTCAGCGACTTCCCAGATGCGATCGTCTATAGCGGAGGCTTCATCGAATATGATGAGAATTCGCCTTCCTTGGTTATGAAGGCCGGCAAATGCTTCGGTGTTTGTGACGGACCAGGGAATGGCGTCAATTCTCCAGGTTCTTTCATGCTCCGCTTCAATGGAAAATATCGCCGTTGCCGTGTAGGTGAATAGCTCTTTACCGATGAACTTTCTGTGCCATTTAGCAAGTTCTGCCCAGGTTTTGGTTCTTAATTGAGCTTCGGTGTTGGCGGTTACGACGCCTCTTGTGTCCGGATGAGTCGATATGGCCCATAAGATGAGCCAGGATACGAGGGTCGACTTGCCGCAACCATGACCAGATGAAACCGCTTGGCGTATGATGCTATCCGGTGTTTCGAGTCCTTTGGCGATTCTTTCCAGTTGTTCCAGCTGCCACTTTTGTGGCTTTTGTCCCTTTAATTCCGGGTCGTTATCCCAGTCGAACGCAAAATATACCCAGGCTACCGGATCGTGAGTTAAGCGGCCTAGACAGTCCACGAGCTTATATGCTTCGTCTTTATTCATTAGCCGCTTCCCCTTTCTTTAGTAATGCCTGTTGCAGTCGTTCCGATAAATCCATGTTGGCGTTTATTTCGACGCTTCCGGTTAATTCTGTTTGCTGCTTTTGCTTCCAGTCGTCCGGAGCTAAATTGGTAAGAATAAAGGTAGCTGCCTTTGTTTCCGGCGGTACGAATACAAGTTCGTTTTCTATCTTCTTTGTGACCTGCTTACCTACGACCTTACCGTCTTTAATGATGTCTGTTGTGACGGTCTGCTCTTTTTTAGGCATCTTCTTTTCGATGCCTACAGCCCTTTGGAATAAGGCGTTTTCAACCTGGGCTACGCAGTAGTCTTTACCAATGGAAAGTGCCTCCGAAAACTCCGGATGTTTCTTCGTCCACTCATAAAGCGTTGATTCAGAAATTCCGATGTATGCTGCAATCTCGTCATTATGCCATCCTTTACGGCATAAGCTTTTAATGACTTCCAGGTTTTGGGTGGTGTGGAACTTTTTCCACGTTGTTGAACGACGCCTTATATTAATGTTTTTTCCTCGCGCGTCTTTTGTGCGCGTATCTGTGTCTTTGATATATATCTTCTCGCGGTGAATAGGTTCGCCTCGTACCTTATTTTTTGTCATATTCTCCTACCTAAACGTACGCCTTCTAGTTGAGTGATAAACGGGCGTATGGTTTATATCCGTTTCGTTTGTTTTTCGCTTCTTTTGCCACTTTGGTTCAAAGCATATACACCGTTCCGATTCTATCTGTAGGTGCATGTTCACGCATATTTCGCGGTGATTGTGTTTGCATCTTTGGTTGTCACATCGGATCATGCTACCCTCGCTTTACGGCAACAAAAAAGGAAGGCCTGCACTATACAGGTCTTCCTTGTCTTATTTTTCTAGCTTACATGATAGCACAGAGTGATATGTAACTTTAAGTACCCTCTTTTGATTTTTTTAGGATTATATCGAAACTTTTTAGGGCTCGCCGCTGTGTTCTAAAAATATTCGGCCATGTACAGCCCAGGGCCTTACATATGTTTTCCCACTTTTCGCCGTAAAGGTATCTTCTTGAAAGGATGCTTTGATGTTTAGGGTTTTCCAGCTTTTCGATTAAGAGCCGCGCTTCTTCTCTTTTTTCGATAAGTTTGTCCCATTCTTTATCCGCATCCATAATCATATCCACTAGACGTGCTACTTTATCTGCCATACCGCTTCCAGGTGTTCCGGAAACTTTATCTGATGAGTAATCCGTTCCTTTTAATGTGCAGATATCTTCTCTATATCTTGAGATTCTTGTTTCCAGGGTTTTTAACTTAATGTCTAATGTTCGGATGGATTGTAGGTACTTTATGGCCGTCATGTTTTCTACCATTCTTTTATGGTCTCCTTAATAATGACGTCCATGTCTATGGTCCCGTTGTACCGTATGATGTTGTTTTTTTTTCTATTTCGCCGGCGTGTAGTGCTTGCAACATCCATAATATTTTTTTTCATCACTTTTCTGTCTTGTTCTTCTTCTCCGTGAAATACTACTACGTCTTTTGCGTTTTGCCTTGCGACGATTCCTGTCTTTCTAACTCTAAATAATTGTAATGCCCCTATGGTTTTTCCGTTTTTGATTATCAGCATGTCCAGATCTCCTTTAGTCTTGATAGGTTGTTTATTTTTTATTGCTCGCCTATTATAATGCCTTCTTCTCTAGCTCTTAGTCTTAGCAAATTTAAGTACCGTTCCATTACATGTGACTGTGCCTGGAGCGCGTCTATCGGAGTTTTTGTATCTCGGTCTAGTCGTTGGCTTTTTCTTGCTATAGCGATTTGTAATTTTTGGTGCCTAATTTTTAGCTGCCAGTATTCGGCAAGAAGTCGATCTTTATAGTCGTTGCTTGTCATAAGGTTTACGGTGTCTTTTAGGTCTCTTATTCTCATGGTTAGTCCTCTCTTATTTGCCCGTTTTGGCTGTCTCTTATGGATTTTTGTTTTGCTTGCTCAATTATATTTTTCGCCAGCATGATTATTAATTGTGTTCGCCTTATTTGTATGTCTCTCATTCCTGTGAGGGTTATGTGTATTAAATATCCCATTGCGGCGGCAGCCATAAGTCCCGACGATAATAACGCGATTATCATCGCTATTAGCGTATAGTCCATTTAAATTCCTCCTTTTTTAGTCATCGAAATTTAATTTGTCCTGGGCTCTGTCGCCGTCTATATATCGGAATATTTCCGTTGTTAATCGTTCGATTATTTTGCTACATTCGGGTGTAAACGGAATTTCGCTAGTCGGTGTTTCGTAATTTATGACTCTCTTCGGCACCTTTACTTTGATGAACGTTCCGTCATTGGGTATATAAAATTTGGCTGTTATGGTGACGCTTGTCTCTGCCGTCTTCTCGTTGTATGTGTAGGTAAGCTTCTTTGTTATTAGGCGATCTTTACAATCGTCCGGCAATTCTAAAATCTCGGTGATATAAGGCGAAAGTCTTTTTACCGCTTCGATTAATTCCGGTCTCGGATATTCTGCACATTTTATTTGGTATGTGTCATACGCCCCGGTGTTTTCGTTTTCTCTTTCAAATGTGATTTTAAAAATTTGGTGCTTGCCGATTTCGAAACTTTTTATTTTCCTGTCTAACATAATGTTCTCCTTTCATGTGGTTTATTGT